GGTCAAAATAATGGTTATGATCTTTCGAATGCTGAAACAGCAAATGATTTTGGTATCCTATACGGCCAAGCTTTGCAGGCTATGAAGCAAGAAGCTGCAAGTAACCCTGATAAAAAGATTGGAACACTTGAGGGCTTCTTAAATCAAGAACAACTTAAAGCTTGGACTGCAGGTACTTCTAATCTTTGGGTACTTAATCCTGATGAAGAAGATGAAAATAAATTTGAATATGTTGGTTCTAAATATATTCAAGAACTTCAGTTACCTTTAAAAGAATTTGCTCAGAAAGAAAATAGCACAGGAAATGCTATAATGGCAAAGCTTGCTTTAGAGTGGGCGGAAATGCCTGCAGAACAAAAAAGAAAGTATGGTACTGCTAAAGGTAGAAATGGTTTCTATTTATTTGTAAAACAAAAATTAGGTAATACCTAGTATTGGAGATATGTAATGTCGTTTAGAAATGATGATATATTTGATGGCGATCAAGAATTACGTCCCATCTTTAAAGATGGAGATACTACTTATAATCCTGTCACTAAACAAGGAGAAAGGATTAGGGGTATTGATACTCGTGAAACCGGAAAAATAGATATTGTTTCAGGACAGTATAATCCAGGGGAGGTTGGTGCACAAGAACAAGCTGACCTCCTCCAATTACTCTCAAAAGAAAACGGTCTTACAGAGAGAGTACAATACGAAGAACAAGACGCCACTGGCTCTAGAACTGTAGTAGACTGGAGGAACCCTACTACTGGTCAAACTCTCTCAGGTATAGCTTTAACTTCAGGCATATCCGATTTAACTAACTATTCTACTACTGAACAAATTAATCAAGCTTTATTTGGTAGATTAGAGAGAAAGAAAAGAGAATTGGCGGGAGAATCTACAGAGTTAGACAATAAGGTTTATGAAATACAAAACCTAATTAGGTCTAGAGAAAAGTTAACTCCCAAGCTTCTTGCAATTGATGAAGCACAGTTAGAAGCTAATAAAGACTTAGGTATATTTTCTAGAACCGGAGTACAATATAGAAGCAGTGACAGAGAGCTTACTAACGAAGCAAGTAGCTATGCTAGATCTGCACTAGCCCTTGCAGGTACTGGCCTACAAGAAGGGATGTGGGGTATATGGGATCTTACTGCAGATGCCTTTGGTTCAGAAGACAATTTAGGTCAACGTAATCTTAATAGGCTAAAAATAGAGGCACAAGAAATGCCTTCTATGCAAGGACTCAACGCCTTTGATGAAGAAGGTAATTGGACATTAGAAGGAATAGGTGGTTATTACAATTATATAATTGGTAACTCTATTATATCTGCACCCTACATGGGTATATCTATTGCCTCCGCATTAGCAGCAGGCCCAACCATGGGTGCTTCCCTTTCTGTTCCTGCCTTATTATATGCCGGACAAACCTATGCTGGTCAGGATCAACAAAATATTCCTGTTGCCTTGGTATCAGGTGCAGTACAAGGTGCCTTAGATCTTATAGGTATTAAAGGTGGAACTAGATTGGCTGCAGGACTACTCGCTAAAGGTGAAACTAAAGATGCTGCTATAAAAGAAATTGCAGATGCCAAGTTTAAAGGTAATGTAGAAGAAGCAAAAAAGTTTATTGCCTCTGCAACTGCTAAAGAGCTAGGTAAGGTAAGTAAGTTTATGAAAGACCAACTTGCTGATAGCTTTAAATCTAAGTACATTGCAGCTAACGTAGCAGGAGCTACCGTCCGTTCAGGTGCAGCAGAATCTATAACAGAAGCCTTACAAGAAGCCGTAGGCTATGCTGGACAAAACTGGGATAAACTAGGCAACTTAACTTCTGAAGATTACAATGAACTACAAAACATAATGTTGAACTCTGCAGTAGCGGGAGGAGTACTTGGTGCAACTTACGGTGCAGCAGGTCAGGCTTCTCAAGCTTTGAATATTGCAGACTATTTACATGGACAAAGTAAAGCTAACGTTGCAAGTGCATCTAATGATTATAAGTATCAGCAAGAGCTAATACAAAATAATCAATCAATTGATATTGAATCTATAATAAGTGAATCAGAATCCTCAGACTCTGACTTACAATCTATTATAGACAATAGTTCTGTAGACAATAAAGGAATACGGGACAAAGTATTTGAATCAGTAGGGAATGTATTTAGAGGATCTCTTACTGTAGGTGACTTTCAATTTTACAATAATAAATATGGTAGCAAAGGAGTTAATACTAGGAAGGCTTTAGCCTTAGCAGGGGGAAACAAAGTTTATTTTGGAGACGGGCTAGAAACACACCAACAATTAGTTACTTCTAACATGGCTAAGTTTACTGGTACTGATGCTGAAGTATTAAACATATTTCCTAGTGCTAAAAACCTAGATGAAATTAATAAAATTATGCAAGACCCCGAAGTTAATTCAGTACTTAATAAGCTCACTGAAATAAAAGACAGGAGTAAACGAGGATCTATCAAACAAGTTTATCGTGAAAGAAATATTTCTTTTCCTGCTAAGTATTCTCTTAACGAAGAAGCAATTCTTGACTACGCAGACAGATTAGATCAAGCAGACACTCTCCGGGCTAATTACTTAGAGCAACCAAAAACAATTGGATTTTCTAGGAATACTAAAAACTTAAATAAAAATAAGATTAGAGAAGATAGAGAAGGTTTTACTAATGCTTTGCAAAAAGAGTTAGGGTTTAGTGCTAGGCGTGCTAACAATGTTTATAGAGACTTAATAGAGCTACCTGAAGTACAGTCTGCTGAAGACTTTGGAGATTCTTTTCTGGACCTAGATTATACTAGTGAAGAAAAACTAAAGGTAAAAAACATTATGGGTTTACGTGCATTTGAAAATTATTTTGAGCAGGATATGTTTGCTAACACTCAGATTAACAATAGTAGAACGGGATCTCTTGCCGCAAATAAAAATTACTTAGGCCAGAATGGATCTAGGCCTGCTTTCTTTATTAAAAAAGCTATAGCTGCAGGCGAACTCTCTCCTAATGAAGGAGCAGAGATTGCAGAGGCTTTTAGAGCGTTAATGGGTAGGCGTGCAGGCACTGAAAACCGTGTAGAAAACGAGTATCTCTTAACTGCACAGAATTTTATGACTACGGCAACAACTATTAACTCACTTACTCTTGCTCCTGTATCTGGATTATTAGAAGTAGCCTTAGCCACTAAAACTATGAGTGTTAAAGATATATTTAAAACCATAGTTCCTTTTTCACAGGGAGCTGCAATTGAATTGTATGACACCATGAATCATGCTACTGCTGTTGCTACTAAAGGTAAGGTTAAGCGTAAAGATGTTACTAAGTTAAAGAAGTTTAAGTATAATGAACTTAAAAAGAAAGGACAGGACTTAGGTTATGAACTTCAGACTCAATCGGCAACAGCAAGACTAGATGCTCAAGGCAGTGCTAGGCAACAACAACTGCTCAATAGTTTCTTTAGGTATAGTCAATTAAATTCCGTTACTAATATTGCTCGTAATCTTGCCTTAAGTGCTTCTTATGATTCTATTGATAGTGCATTTAAAAACATAGAATCAGAGATAAGTAACACACCTACCGTAGAATCTTTACAATCAAGAGAAATGATAATACATTTAGGTGGAGACATAGATACTATGTTAAAGCTTAGAAATAAAATAGGCCCCATGTCCGAGGCTGATACAAAAACTTATGATGCTAACATGCAACGTATGCAGTTTAATTTTGTTAATGATGCAGTAGCACATCCAACTAAAACTTCAAGACCTAACTTTTATCAGAATCCAAAGACCGCTATGTTGTTTCAATTCCAGGGCTTCATTGCAACTTTTACTTCTCGAATACTACCTCAAATATTAAAGCAACCTTTTAATGGTACTCTTGATAACAGAATTAAAGGGGTCAGGAATATTGCTTTCTTAATGGCAATGGGATTCATGGTACTATATTTAAAATCTCTAATTAAGTATGGAGAAATGCCTGATTGGTTAGAAGATGAAGAAAAATTTCAACTCGCAGTAAGCGCATCCGGATTATTGGGTTCTGCCCAACGGATCGTAGATATTGCTAATCCAGTGTATGACAACCGAAGCGACAACTTTTTCGATAGTGTAATTGATTTCGCTGTAGGGGACGTACCTGCCCTAGGATACGCAGCTAAGATAGGTAATGTAGGATACCAAACTCTCTTTGGAGAGACAACAGGTGATGCTGCAAAGGCCGCATTCAAAGCTGCTCCTGGACTTGGCCCCTTCACAGAAAAAGCTAATCAAACTAAGCTGGCTGTGAATGATATATTTGGAGAATAAATTAAATGGCAAAAATAACTAGTACAAGAAATGTAGGTAGCTCAGGGCTTGAGTTAACTAATGATCAGATTAACAGACTGCGTGTTCAAGCAGGACAAATGTCTGAAGAAGAAGCTTTTCAAAGAGCTTCTGAAACTTATCCTTACCCAGAAGAAACAGGGCTAGCACCAGTCGCTGCCCCTGGCGGACAAGCAAGAGTAGCAGAGGCAAACCCCTTTGCTGCTTTTGCGGCAGTACAGCCAACTGAATACTCTTCTCCTGCAGAATCTTTAGGGGTCAATGTTGCTCCCACCCCTTCTGCTATACCTGCTACCACCGAGGACAGTCGAACACCATTTGTTGGACCTAGTGAACAATCTTTGCGGCCTACTATTCCTGAAGAATATGCTAACACTCCTTTTGAAAATGAACAGGGACAGTTTGTTACTGATCCTGCAGAAAAACAAAGGTTATACGATGTTCAAACAGAAGCTGCAGCCCAAGCAGTAACTCGACCTAATATCAATGTTGATCTTACTAAGAGTAAAGATATTAGAGACATGGTTGGTAGCATTATTCCTTCCTCAGATCAAGGTAAGGTACAAGATTTTGCGGTAAGACTTAGCGACAAACTAGCTCAGACAACTACTAAAGCAGAGTCAGGAGGAGTATTAAATACTACTTCAGAAAATACTTCGCCTAACCAGTCAGGTTGGAATGCAGTTTCTTCTGTATTAGGCTCAGAGGTAGATCCAAGAGAGGCGCTTACTGCTTCTGTTAATGCAATCACTACTGTGTCTTATGAAATGCTAGGAGAAGAGGCTAGAAATCAAGCGCAAAATTATCAACCTAATGAATCAGGTGAATTAAGTATTGATGAGTTTTTAGTTAACGAAGAAACCGAAGACCCACAAGTAGTAAGTTATGGTCTGACTCCAGAATTGTTTAACTCAAGGGTAGGTGGTTACGTTAAAGAAGCGCTAAGGAATAGCAGGTTAGCGCAAGGTCAACCTACTACTTCTATTGACGCAGCTGATCCTGAACTTTTGGGTTCGTTAGTAGGTCAACAGGCTCTAGATTTATCTGAATTTAAAATTATAAAAAATGAGGAGGGTGAAAATGTTGTCTACCCTACTTCTGTTGGTCGTGAGCTTATTCGTGCTAATGTTAATTATGCCGTAGCTACAGTAGGCCCTACTAAGCTACCCAGAATAACTATTCCTGCTGTTAAAGGTAAGGAATTTTTACCTGCTTTTCTTTCAACTGCAAGAGAGCCTACTAAAAAACGTATTAAAGAACTAGACAAAAAGACTAAGGCTAACCAGGAAGTTAATGAATATGGAGTAAGACTAGATCGTGTAAGTAACACCTCTACTCCTGCTCAAGTAGGCATAATGTCCTTGTTAATTAGACTTGGTACTTCTGATTTTGAAGGTGCAGATGTATTCGCTAACGCCTTAGGCATAGGCACAGACAAAGTAAAACAACTTAAAGCCACTGGTATTAGTGATAAAAAAGTTAAGAGCCACCTAGCGCAAGAACAAGAAAAAGCTATAAGGGCGTTATTAAATTATGCACAAATACATTCTTCTGGGCAAGGAGAATATGGTCGTAAGTCTGTTGATGCAACTACTTTAAGGTTCTACGAAACAAATACTAGAGTAGATGTAGCAAATCCATATAATCGTGCCTTACAAAACTTTAAAAGCGAAGTTAAGATTAGAATACCTAAAAACGCATTTGATAATTTAGCTAATATTAGTGATAAGTACAGTGAGTATATGTTAAAAGGAGGTACCTCAAAAGGAGTACCTGCCGATCCTCAACTAGCAGCTGCACATTTTTTATTTGCTGCTTCTTCAGTTGTGTTAGGAGAACAATCCAGGAACATTGTACCCAAAGAAAGACTTAAAAGAATGACTCCTGAAATAATTAACGAAGCAGTTAATAGAGGCAATATGCTTAAAAGTATAACTCAGAAGTTAAGCTTGGCTAATCCAGAAACAGGATTGTCTAATATAGAAGCAGTAAAAAGATTCTCTCCTACCCTTGATGATAGAGGTAAATTACCTTATGATCAAAACTCAGGAGAATTTATTATTACTCCAATGGAATCTGAAATGCCTCAATTAACATCTGATGAGGCTCAGTTCTTAACTAACTTAGTAAAAAATACTAAGCTAAAGGAACTAGGCTTTCATATATCTACTTTAGTAGACCTTGCTAACATGAATGATGCCAGAATTAATGGCACTTATTACACACCTACTGGTGTTAATGATATGGATCTTAATGCAGGTGGCCCGACTGTTGTAGACTTTATGGCGGGTAACAGAGAGAATGCACTCCATGCAGGTATCCTTGTAGACCCTGAATCACTTAATACTCTTGAGCTAGGAGATACTCGTCAATACTTCGTTGAGGTATTAGATGATTACCTAGGCGATTCTCGAAGAAGAAACAAGCTATTTAAAAGGGCCAATGTTAATTTCTCTGATATCCCAATGGCTGCACAGTCTATGCAAGAAGGAATTGCTAAACTTAGTCAAGCAGACGCCAAGGCGATTGCTAAGAGTCCACAGACGATAGATGCTTATGGTTTTCCGGTTAACAATCACGGTAATACTGCGAGAAATGTACTAGAAAACTATCCTGATATTTATGAAGCTTTAGCTCCCTTCTATACTTTCCAGGGGGAAGTAGATCTTACTTCTATGTCTGAAGATTTTTCAGATATGTTTGCGGCTGTATTATCTCATAATAGAGTAGAAGCCACTAACACTGGAGTGAAAAGAGCAATGAAGTCAGTACAAAGATTTGGTGAGTTCTTAGCTCCCAAAGACATGCTTGGCCTTAGCATACCTGTTGGCTCAGAAGGTCTGACTGTCATGTCGGAAGGACAGACTATTGTTGTCACGGATGCTAAAGGAAACGAGACACGAGTACCTAATAAAGAAAGAGGAAAAGATTTATTGAGGCACAGTAAATCTAAAAAAGTTAAAGATGCATCAGGAAATACTATCTTGTACTCTTCCCCAGAAGGTTCTCTTTCTATCTTACGTATGCCTATTATTACTGGTCAGAGAGGAGAAGCACATATTGTTAGGCTTGTGTTTAAAGAAGTTAATCCCGATATAAACAATAAGTTAACTGCACCTGCTAATCAGATCTTTGATAACATTAATGCCTCTAGTTCTTCTTATGGTAACTATTACTTTGCAGCTAATAGACCCGGAGGTGCAGTAGACCAGTCTTTTGAGTTCAACCAGTTAAAGTCTATATACGACAATTACTCAGAGAACGTAAGTAAGATTAATAATATGCTTAGAAAAATGTATGAAGAAAAAACTCCTTTTGATATTGGACGCAATGGACCGTATTCTTACTTCATGTCAGATGCGGATGCTAACCATCGTAAGATGCTAGAACGGCAGGAGTTAGGGGAAAGCGATAAATACTTTAAGCAATACGATAAAATATTTAGAGCAATGGGTTGGATTTCTCCAGAAGAAAGAGGAGCTACATCAGATAATCCTACGCTTAACTTTAATTTAGACATAGATAAAATGTTAAAGTCTAGTGTGACAATTAGCAGAGGCGGTGCAGGTGATCCTGCTCAAATAACTATGCCTGCAGTTAAAGCCTTGTTTTACATGGACAATGTAAACAAATATAAAGAAGATTTGTACTCCAGAGTAAGCAAGTACGAAGCTAATAAAAAAGAAGCCAGAAAAGTTTTCAAAGGTTTCTTGAACTAAAACTTAAATACCCCCAGATATCTCTTAATGAGAATCTAGGGGTATTTTTTATTCACCAGCCTTTCATGTTTTTAAAATCTTCTTTCCTACGTTTATAATTTTCTTCAGCATACTTTCTTGCTTCTGAGTCAGAAAAAACATTTCCAGTGTCGGGGTTTATTTCTTTACTCATGTTCTTACGGTTTATCTCTGATACTTTGTTGAGTACAAAATGATTCATCTTAGGTGAATATAATAGCTCGTCTGGGATATCTATATTATAATCCTTACGCATATCTGTTTGAAACTCTGAATCAGAGTAATCTAGTTGCCCTGCCAAAGCTTGTGGGTTATAACTTCTGTTTGTCATTATAGTGAGCCTCTTCCAAATACTAATGCAATAAAAAATAAAGCAAGCAATGATGTCATAATCATGTTAGTATTCCTCTTTGTTTAAGATACCATTGTGTGCAAGAAACAAGTCGTATTGTTCTGCACCCTCATTGGGCCTCTCTTGTTTAGAGATAAAGTAATCTCTCATTTTAATTTTGTTGTAAGCGTAGATATCAGGATCAATACCCTCTATCTCGCAATAACGTTCATCGGTCATCAGTGGTTCTTTGTTCTTACTAAGTAGATACCGATCACGCAACGCAAACCAATTGTAATGGATTTTGTTTGTCATGTTTTACCTACGAGAAGAAGTTACGAGAGCCAATGACGTTTTCTATTTCTAGGTCGCCCAACTCTGGTACTTCTACAGTGCAGTTATTGTTAGTAATATAACGTTTAACTGCTTCCAAGGGATTATCGTCGCTGTACATCTCAACGAATTTATCTTGTGTTAATTGTTTTAATTTATTAACATCAGATGCATGACAGCTAAAGCTATCGTGTACTGCACCGAAGTTAACACCGAAATCATCAATCACTAGTGCCATATGAGTAGCATCCTGTGAATGAATATAGTTAGGAGAGATACCTGCACTCGCTTCTCTTCTGTTTGTTGTGTCTAAGTATATCTTAGCAACATGATTAATACGTCCGGGTTGTTTAGACGCACCACCTATTACACCACGTAGAGTAGACTTACAGGTGTCTTGTCTGGTAGCATTTACCTTGTATATAACAGGGAATCCAGACTTAGTCATCCATCGAATATCTTCTCCAGCATGACCTTTAACTAATACTAGCTTACAAGCAGATATCTTAGAGTTAATTTCATTTAACGCTAAAGTATTCTCGATAGTCGGATTAGCTCTTTGCTCTTTGTTAGCGGCTCTAGCTAGCTTCTTATACTTGTTTATAGTAGCATGAGATACTTTGTTACCATCCTTGTCTTGGTATTCAAATGTACCTAGCTCCCATTGAGCTAAGTCCTGTAGGAACTTCATGGTTGTTTGAGAACCAGGACACACCTCTTCAATTGCCTTAAGTATATGAACAGCAAGCTCGTCACAATCAATTTGAGTAATGTTATATAACTCATCAGCGCCTGCTTGAACACAGTCCGAATACATAGACTCTGCAATTGTTTGTGCACCAGCAGAGTAAGCACGGGTCATTGTAGCCCTCTTAGAAATTAACTTGCGTATCTCTGCATAAGACATAGGCCTATCTTTAAAGAAGTCAGGTGCAAGTTCAACTAACTTCTGTGCTACCTTGACATACAAGTCATGTGGCACCGAGCTATCTCTTAGTGCAACAAGCTTACCTGTTTTACTGTCACGGGATAGAGCAGCAGAATGTTGATAGCCATTACAGGTCCCGTCAATAGCCACAGGTATACTGGAGGTAGGTGTGAGGCCTTGTGTTTCCATATCAGCAATATCACACCATTCAATACAACAGGCCAGAAACACTACTGTTTTTTCACAGTCATGTAGTATACCTTTATCTGCAGTAGTTTCTATAAGATCCCAGTTATTATTAAACCAGTTAATTCTGTCTTCAAGTGAAAACTTATCTACACTAATGGTATCAATACCTTCTGCAACCAGCATTGAGTAATAGTCTTCCTCTACCCAGTCAGGTATTTTATTTACATCGTACTTCTCATTGTAAGAGTTGGCAGTATGTATTGCTAATGCACGTTTACCTTCATCATCAATTACTTTGCTTTCACTGAATGACATAAGACCACGGGCAATATCATTACCCTGATAGTTCATATAAGGCTCTTTATAGTACACTCTGCCCCGGTAATCTAGATCTACTAGAGAGTAGAACTTATCCCACTCCACTAGTTGTTTAGCCTTGCCAATAGTAGTTTTAATTTCAGCACGCTTAGCTCTTACTTGGAGGGGACGTAAAGTCTTTTCCCACTCTTTTGCAATAACATTGTAAGCTTTTTTGTTAGCGGTACAAGGATTCTTTTGATACTTTTCATAAGCAGTTTTAAGTAAGCTCTTAGGTATTGCCTTGTTGTACATAGGAATATCTGTGGGCATTATGCTATTAAGGTTATTTATTAATACGCTTAATACCTTAGCATTAATCTTCCAAGGTGTTTGTTGCAAGTTATTAACTGCTCTAACAAAAGGAGAATCAATATAGATATTATTGAAAGCATCTTTCTGAGACTGAGGAGCAGAGATACCCCAACGCTTAATCAGCGGGTAATTTTTAGGTTGCATAATGTTACTAATATCTTCTGGCTTTTCATCCACAGTATATATGAGCAAACCTTTGCTTTCAATAAGTTTAAATTCACCTATATCTTCCCAGCGACTTGTTGGTTCAATCATGTAAGGAGCTTGGGCATTGTAAGCACCAAACCCCTCTGCTCTTTTTACAATGATAAATCCTGACTGCACATATGCTTCTAGCACGAGGTCACCTGTTCGTATTGCTTGATGGAAGCTACACTTAGTATTAAAGTATTTAGTAAACACATGCTCCCCTATACTAACACTAACTTGTGTAGTCTTAGCAAGACCTACTGGTTGCTCTGGATACTCCCGAGTAAAGTTGGAAGACATCTTATCGAAAGCTACCTGAACAATGCTGGGGATGTTATCTCTAAACTTAGAAATAGTACGTAGTATTTGTGCTCCTTTGTTTGCCTTAGGGTTATTCATATTTACATTAGAGACTTTGTCTATTAGATAATCCACCACTTCATTGAGAGGGTCTTTCATGTTATCTTCCATTAGTTCTTCCCTTTTAATAATGGACTACAATTATATATTAAGTTCACCTAACATAGTATCATATAGTCCGTCATGTAGTCTACCTGTATCGTAATCATACTTACATGTACCTGCTGGCCCCGTCTTACCTGTGTATCGAGACTTTAATACTGACAACTTAATAGTATTTCTTTCTTCTTCTTTATCAGCAGTAATATTACGTGCAAAGGCTAAGATGTCGTGGGATATTTGTTTGATTGAGCCGGAGCCTCGGATATCATCGACAGTTGGGAGTCGTCCTTCTTCAAATGATTGTCCTGTAGTAGACATCTTTCGTAGATGTGACACCAGACCGATCCACACGTTGTGTTGTTTAGATATACGCAGTAAGTCATTCATTACCTTATCAATAGCTTCGTTGCCAGTTAAACCATCAGAACCTTCTGATACCAAGATAGTAATATGATCGATAAACAAGTACTTACAGCCAGATAAAGCCATGTACTCTAGTTGAGAGATAATACCGTTAGACATAGAACCACAGTGATCTAACACCATTACTCTATCTTTAAATGTATCAAAGCCTACTCGAAGATCATCTAATTCAATCTTGTCAGCAGCAGGATTGCGTCTGATTACCATGCCTGCTAGCTTACGAGTAGTTTCAGCGGGACTTTCTTCAAGAGCAATGATGCCTATCTTGTCTTGTGTCTTGTCAATAATATCAAGTACAATCTCACGCAGCATAGTAGACTTACCTGCGCCAGTACCTGAAACCCATAAGGCAATTTCACCTAATCGCATACCCTTAATCTTTTCATTCAGCCCTGAAAAGCACTCAGGATAAGGTAAAGATTCAACATCATTGTACTCTACTAGTTTAGTCCATAGGTCTTCCCCAGTACAGATACCTTGCGGGCTATACTGTTGTGAATCCCATACACCTCTCAGCACTCCCATGTGGCCTACTTCAGTTAATGCTTGTGATGCATCTTTAAACTGGGTACGAGCTACTTTTACTTTATCGAAGCCAATAGCATTAGCTAACTTATCTACTGCGATATCACCTGCTTCATCGGTATCAATAAACAAAATAACTTCGTCAAAGGAACGTAAGTAATCTCTGTTCTCAACAACAGCTTTAAGATTAGA